CACAACTGTCGGTTCAAGCGGAGTGCCCACGGCATCCGGCCCTGTCTCGTTTGCATGCTTGGTCACGCCGTGGTCGCCCGTGAATTGGTCAGGCCACACCACGCTTGGCCTGGATATGCGCAACCAGCGCATCGCACAAGCGCGGCCAGTCGCTCTCAGCGAACAGCACTGCGGCCTTCTCGGTGCCCACGGGATTGATGCCCAGGCTCTCGACAAAGGCGCGGGTGAGCGTGAATCCCAGGCGGTCGGAGATGGCGCCGAGCTTGAGCGTGGTGATCGGCCCGCCAGCGGGGCCGGCGGCGGCCGGTTGCCCTGCGCCCATGGAGCCGCCGCTCGGGCTTGCATCGGCCGTGGTCGCTCGGTCGGTAGCGTCGGGCGTTGCCGCCTCTGCCTTCAGAACCTGTTGCGAGCCCGGCCCTTCGGTGTATTCCTTGGCCTTCGCTGCGGCGGCCTCTGCCGCCTGTCGCGCCTCCTCCTCGGCCTGGCGCTTCTTCTCCTCTGCCGCCTTGTGCGCCGCGATGCGCGCCTGCAGCACCGCCACGAAGTCGTCGGCCGCCTTGTAGACCAACTGCCCGACGTCGGCGAACAGGAACTCAAAGCCCTCGGCCTCGGTCTTGAAGCGCGCCTGGTTCGCGCGGATCTCGCGGGCCTCGGCATCGGCCGCGATCTTCGTGGTCGCCAGCAGCGCGTCGAGCTTGTCCTGCATGCTCGCGATCGATTTCAGACCCTTGATCGTGCCGGAGAAGTCCGCGGCGATGGCCGGCAGCTTGAACGGGAACAGTTCGGCGTTGATTGCCGCGACGTGCTCGTCAAAGGCGCGGCGCGCCCTGGCGACGGCTTCCTCCTTCACCTCGGTCTTGCGGCGCGTCACCAGCTTGTCAAGGTCCAGGCGAACCGTGCGCGCCTCGGCGCCGATGTCGTCCAGGGCCTTGAACAGCGCGTCGATGGTCGCGGTCTGCGACAGCGCATGCTCCTTCGCGGCCTTCAGGCGAGACTCGACGTCGGCACACCACTTGACCGCCTTCTCGGCGTCGGCGAAGTCCTGGTCGGTCTTCAGGGTGCGGTTCACGCTGCGGATCGTGGCAAGCGCGGTCTGCTTGAACTCGGCGAGATTCGATGCCGTGACCTCGCCGGAGACTTCGATGCGCAGGGCCGGCAGGGTGTCGGGCGCCTTGCCGACCGGGGCCGGCGCCGCGGCCTCGGGCAGCACGTAGGCGGCCAGGTCGCGCTCGAACTGGGCCCAGCCGTTCAGGATGGCGGCGCGCAGTTCGGCGTCTGGGTAGTACCAGCAGTGCCGCTCTTCGATCAGGCCGCCTTCTGCGTCCCACTCGCTGGCCATGAACAGGACCCGCTCGGCGCCGCTGACGTGCAGCTGCTGCTCCATCTGGATGCGATGGTGGACCGGCAGCAGCCGCCCGCCCGGCGTCTTGTCTGGAACTTCCCCCTCGGCTGCCGGCTGCATCATGGCGGCGAACGCGGACCGCAGTTCGGAGGACAGTGCCTTGTGCTCGAACCCCTGCGTCTCGTCCATCGTCAGGCCGTCGAAGCTGGCCGACAGCTTGCCCGCAGTGCCCGTCACCGGGTAGAGATCCTCGCCGACGATCTCCTCGGCAAGCGGCCTGGCCAGAGCCTCGGCTCGGTGCCCGTTGTCGAAGCGCTTCTGCGTGGCGATGTCGACGTCGCCCACGACGCCGGTGTGCATCTCGCGCAGCAGCTCGGCCCGGGTCTTGTACGGGCTCACGCCCATCATGGCCGGCGCGTCGCTGGCGTTGAAGTGCTTCGCGCGGTGGGCAAGCCACTCCGGGCTGCCCTGGGTCAGTTCGAGGATCTGCATTTCAGGCTCCCTGAGCGGACTCGGCCGCGTTCATGTCGTCGACGAAATCGTCATGCTCGCCACTGGCCGGCGGCGGGTCGGCCGGCGGCGCCGCGGGCGTCGCGTCCTGCGCGTCGACCTTCAGGCTCAGGATCTGCGCCTTCTGCTCCTCGCTGAAGGTGGCCTTCGTCTGCAGCATGGCCAGCAGCGCGCTGGCCGTCTTCTTGCCGCTGGCCACAGCCTTCTTCCATGCCGGCAGGTTCTTTTCGAAGTCGGCCTGCGAGTAGTCCGGCAGCGCGGGACGCGCCTGGGCCGGCGGCGGAACCTCGTCGACCGGGCCCATGTGGCGCTCTGCCGGCGTGTCCAGCGCCTCTTCGGCCATCGGGATGCCCTTGAGAACGTCAGGGAAGACGTCGCGCAGCGCGAAGGCCCTGGCGCGCATCTGGCGCATGCGCTTGGGGTACTGCGTCCAGGGCCCGGACTTCCCCAGAAGGCCGGACGTCTTGGCGTCATCCATGCCGAACGTGCGCGACTGCTCGGGCTCGCCGCGGCGCTTCACGCGGCACGTGGCAGCCTGGCCGTCGTCGGACTCGATGATCCACTCGCACAGCGGGCTACTGCGGACCAGCGCGATCAGCGCGTCGCCCCACATGGACGGCCGGCCGTTGATGACCGCGATGTTCTGCACCGACTGCAGCGCGCAGAGACCGACCTCGGCGCCCCACTGGATGGCCACGAGGCAGTTGCCGGGCTTGGCGCGGAAGTCTTTCGGCACAAGCTCGGAGTCGGCCAGGATCTCGGCCAGGCGCCAGGCCTCTTCGAAGTTGCGCGGGTTGAGGTTGAAGGTCGAGACGGCGCCCTTGCTGGCAATGGCGACCTGGGTTTGATCGGGGTTCACGGGTTCTCCTGTCTGGTGAATTGGGTTCAGGAACTGGCGATGGCCACGATCACCGCGGCCACGATGGAGACGATCAGCAGCGACGGCCACGACAGCAGGCCCTCGAATGCCGGCGATACGGACTCGCTCCCGGCCCACATCGCCCGATGTGTTCCCCCTGGAGGGTTCCGCGGATCGTTGATCGGTTGACTCGTTCCGCACCATCAGCCACCCTGTCAACTTTCGGCCTTCCAGGTGGGATTCGTGCCGCGAGAACATGAGATAGGGCATCGTCGCGGGTCGCTGGTGCGGCGTCTTTGGCTTGTGAGTCACGCAAGCTGGGATGAGAGTGGAAGGCGCCCTAGAAGGGGTTGTGTCCGAACAGGACCGCGACGGCCAAGGCGAACGTCGCCAGGCCGAAGACGATGACGGACCAGGCGAATACGTTTTCTCCGAAGGTCAACGCTTCGTAGCGCCCGGCCTCGGACTCGTAGTCACGCGCCGCGTCGTGCTCGTCGTCGATCTGGCCCTCGTGCTCGCGGTAGGCGAGAACGCTGTCCTCGTCGAAGCGGTGTGGTGTGATGGTGTGCATGTCAGCCTCCGAAGATGGTTGCCGCGACCCAGCCCAGGAACAGGACCAGCATCACGTATTCGAGCGTGTGTGTGCCGTCGCGCTTCATTGCCGGCGCTCCACCGGTTGGTCCAGATGCCATCCGCGCGAGGTGCTTCTGACCACGGCCACCGCGCGCAGCCATTCGCGCTGAAGGTACGGGCTGTCCGGGTACAGGCGCACGGCGCGAAGCGACAGCCTCTGATCTACTGGACTGCGGCCTGGCATCGTGACGACGAACAGGGTCGGGCGGATCATGCCAACACCTCCGCGATCCGGTCGCGCAGGCCGTCCAGGTCCAGCGCCGCGTGAAGATCATCGACATCCAGCCACCGGCCGTTGACGAAGATGTTGATCGGCACGATGGAGCCAGAATCGCCAGTGTGATCGAACGTCTCGCAATCGCCGGCCTCGATCTGCGCCTCGACAACGAGGTAGCTGCCGTCGAATGGCACGTTGACGATCTGGCAGCCTGGCTGCGCGGTGGCGTTCTCGCCCTTGAGCTCGCGGACTTGCGAGCCGAGGTTCGCCGCTAGCCGCTGCGTCTCGTGCAGCATGTCCTGCAGCTTCTCGATGCGGACGCGCTGCTCGGCGTTCGTGGCGCGCAGGTACTGTACGACGGACTCCATGCCGCCCATCGCCATCTCGTCGGCGGCCTGGATGTGCCGGGGTTGGAGGACGGCGTTCATGCGGCCTCCGGCGCTTCAATGGCCTGGAGGTTGGAGATGCGCCGCGCGATCTCTGTCATCGTGGCCTCGAACTTGGCGCGGATTTCGGTGCGCTGCGCTTCGAGTTCGGCGATCTGGTGCGGGCGCGGGTCGAAGTCGGCCGGCACTTCGAGATCGACCGCGACCTCGCCGAGGTAGACGTAGCCATCGCGGCGGTTTTTGCCGTCCCGGTTGTAGTTCGTCAGCGCGTAGTCGTCGGAGCCGTCGCAAAAGATCGGGTTCAGGTCGCGCCACAGGCCGAAGTTCCGCGTGATCTTCTTCGTCGCCATCTTGACCTCCCGCCCTGGTCCGCAACGTGCGGGGTTCGTTTAGGGCATGGGATGTATCCTACCGAATCCGGTTGGATTGTCAACCGAATCCGGTTGGCCTGTTACAAAAATCTGCAGCCCGAACAGGGGCCCCTCGATCCAACCGAATCCGGTTGACTACCCCAACCGAATAAGGTAGCGTTGAGGTATGGACCACACCGTGCCAACTGCTGCCGACGTGTCATCGGCGCTCGAACCCATGACGACGGGGCAGCTTCAGCGGCTGGCCGAACTGTCTGGGGTGCCATTTCACACGCTGCTGAAGATCCGAGGCGGCGAGACCAAGAACCCTCGCGTCGACTCGGTTGCGAAGTTTTGGCCTCACCTGGGGGCCGTTTCGCAGCAGGCCGCCGCGTGACTTGCCAAGGCGGGAAGTCCCGCATCACCCAGACGCGCCCGCATCTGATCTGCCGGACGTGCCAGCGATTCACCTACGCGGCGGACTCCAGTGCGCCGGACTACATCCAGCCCGCGCTGATCGACAGCGATGGCGTTGCGACGTGTCCGAACAGGCATGCCGCCACTTTGGGAGCATCCCCCGCGAATGCGTACCCCCACGTTCAATGCGTGGGAGGAAACACAGGAGGCGCGCTGTGAACTACCAAGACTACGTACAGCGGAAGCTGTCCCGCGTGCCGCCCACCGGCATCGCGTCCGGCTTCGATTTGCCGGCATCCCTGTTCCCTCACCAGTCCGCCCTGACCGGCTGGGCCATCAAGCGGGGGCGAGCGGCGATCTTCGCCGACACCGGACTGGGTAAGAGCCGCATGCAGCTGGCCTGGGCCAACGCGGTGCAGCGCCACACTGGCCGGCCTGTGTTGATCCTGGCGCCCTTGGCCGTCGCGCCGCAGACTGTGGCCGAGGGAATCGATCTTGGCATCGAAGTCAAGCACTGCCGCGACGGTTCGGAGACGGCCGGCCAGCGCATCGTCATCACGAACTATGACAGGCTGCATCGATTCGAGCCGGCCGAGTTCGGCGGCGTGGTTCTGGACGAGTCGTCGTGCATCAAGCACCACGACACCAAGACCCTGAAGACGCTGCTGTCTGCCTTCACGCAGACCCCTTTCAAGCTGTGCGCCACTGCCACGCCGGCCCCGAACGACTGGACCGAACTGGGCACGCATGCCGAGTTTCTGGGCATCTGCACCCGTCAGGAAATGCTGGCCGAGTTCTTTACGCACGACGGCGGCGACACCAGCGTTTGGCGCCTGAAGGGCCACGCGCGGCATCTGTTTTGGCAGTGGGTCAGCACATGGGGCGCGATGGTGCGCAAGCCGTCAGACCTGGGGTTTGACGACGCAGCCTACGCACTGCCGCCGCTGCATCTGCACGAGCACACGGTGAAGACCGAGATGCCGATTAACGGCATGCTGTTCGCGGCCGAGGCTCAAACCCTGAGCGAGCGGCGCGAAGCCCGCCGCATGAGCATCACCGACCGCGTGAGCGATTGCGCGGCCATCGTCAACAGCGATTCCCAAGAGCCATGGGTGGTCTGGTGCGACCTGAATGCCGAGGGCGATGCGTTGACCAAGGCCATCGACGGCGCGGTGCAGATCGCTGGCGCCGATGCGGTGGAAGTGAAGGAACAGCGCCTGGCCGACTTCGCGGCCGGTCGAATCCGCGTGCTGGTCAGCAAGCCCTCGATCTGCGGGTTTGGCCTGAACTGGCAGCACTCGGCCCGCATGGCGTTCGTCGGCGTCACTGACAGCTTCGAGAGCTACTACCAGGCCGTGCGCCGCTGCTGGCGGTTCGGCCAGAAGCGCGACGTGCATGTGCATGTGTTTGCGTCGAGTGCCGAGGGCGCTGTGGTAGCGAACATCAAGCGCAAAGAGCGCGACGCCAATGCTATGGCCGAGAGCCTGAGCAGCGAGACGCGCGATGCCGTCATGGCGGAAGTCACCGGCCTGACGCGAGCCACGAACACCCACAACGCCGGCCAGCGAGTCACCGTGCCGGCCTTTCTGAAAGCTGCCGCATGAACTGCATCGATCAAGTCGTCACCGACACCTACGCCGCCTACCACGGCGATTGCGTCGAGGTCTTGAAAGGTCTGCCGGACAAAAGCATCGGCTACAGCATCTTCTCGCCGCCGTTCGCCAGCCTGTACACCTACAGCAACAGCCCGCGCGACATGGGCAACGTGCGCGACGATGCCGAGTTCTTCGCCCATCTTGACTTCCTCATCGCGGAACTGCGGCGCGTGATGAAGCCGGGCCGCAACATCAGCTTCCACTGCATGGATATGCCCAGCAGCAAAGAGCGCGACGGCGTGATTGGTCTTAAGGACTTTCCCGGCGATCTGCTGCGGGCTTTCCAGCGGCACGGGTTCATCTTTCACGCGAAGGTGACGATCTGGAAAGACCCCGTGACCGCGATGCAGCGCACCAAGGCGCTGGGCCTGCTTCACAAGAGCGTGCGCGAAAACTCTGCGATGTGCCGCATGGGCATCCCGGACTACCTCATCACGGTACGCAACCCAGGCGAGCAGGAAGACCGCGTGACGCACGGCGCAGAGTTCCCGGTAGACCTGTGGCAGAAGGTGGCCAGCCCGGTGTGGATGGACATCAACCCGTCCGACACCCTGCAATACCGCAGCGCACGCGACCACGACGACGAACGGCATATCTGCCCGCTGCAACTCGACGTGATCCGACGCGGCGTGATGCTGTGGACGAACCCCGGAGACATCGTGCTCTCCCCGTTCATGGGGATCGGTAGCGAGGGCTATGTGGCTCTGGAAATGGGCCGGCGCTTTGTGGGCGCCGAGCTCAAGGATAGCTACTTCAAGCAAGCCGCAGCGAATCTGGCCAGCGTTTCTGTTCCTGCGACGGCCGATCTTTTTGCAGCCTAAACCGGTCACGTCGTGAACTACTACGAGCGCCACCTTGGCGACTATGCCAAGGACGCCTGCCATCTGACCATGCTTGAGCACGGCGCCTACACGCTGCTGCTGGATCGGTACTACACGACCGAGCAGGGCATCCCGGCCGAGCAGGCGCACCGTGTGTGCAGGGCGCGTACTGACGACGAGAAGGCGGCGGTCGACATCGTGC